TTGTTTTCGGGTTTGCCGTGTGGCGTGCGGAGAGCAGTGGGCTGGTGACTACCCCTGTCGGGGCGGCTGGAAACTCACACTATCGAGTGTCGGTCATGTGGTGCGACGGCTGAGTCTGCACTAAGTCTGCACTTTGTCGACCGACTAGCACCGACTCGTGCCGACTAGCACCGACCTGAATCCTAGGATCAAGCCGGTAGTACCGACTACCACCGACCAGCACCTTCTAAGCGCGTTAGTCGCAGGGTTACTGGTTCGAGTCCAGTTGGGGGAGCTTCCGCCCCAGGTCACACGGCCTGGGGCTTCTTCTTTCTCGCCCTCCGACAGGCTCAAGTCTGCACTTAGTCTGCACTTTGAGCCGACCCGAACATGCCCTCCATCGCCTCCGCAGCGGCCTTCGAGCCAGCCGTCTGGGGGATGTAGTGCTCGCGAGCGACCCGCTCGCTGTTGCCGAGCTCGTGCGCGATCTGAGCGTCGGTGAAGCCGGCCTCCTTGAGAATCAGCGCGTAGGTCTTGCGCCACACGTGCGAGGTCACCCAGTCGAACCCGCAGGCGTCCAGCGCTTCCCGCAGCCGGTGGATGAGCGTGTTGCCGTCGAGCAGTCCGCCAGACCACGACGCGAAGATGAGACCGCCGCCCGACGCGAGCTTCCGGCGCCGCCACATCGGTAGCGACCACTCCGGCACGAACTTCGTGATCGGCGGCAGGCCTCCTTTGCGTCCGGGCTGACGCACCAGCCCCTCGCCCGTGACGCGTTCAAGATGATGGGTGAGGGAGACCTTCTTTTCAGGCGGGAGTACCTCGTCGCCGTAAACACAGATGAGCTCGCCAATTCTGCCGCCCGTGGCCAGCATCGCTTCCGCGAGGTCCGGAAGATCTCTCCAGACCTTCCCGCGCTCCCCCAAGCTTCTCCCCATCGAATCGAACTGTTTTTTCTCTCCGTACTTCCGGAGCGCTTCGATCATCTCGGTTCGCTGCTCAAGCGTCATCGCCAGCTTCTCTTTGTGGTCCTCGGCGGTCTTCTTGAGGCGTTTCGCGGAGCGAACGGGGTTGTGCTGGATCAGCTTGTGTTTGATGGCGAATGTGCAAATGGCCGACAAGATAGCTCTGCAACTCTTCGCCCCGTCAAGGCTGGTTTCACGCCGGACTTTCTTGATGAGCCCCTCGCACGCCGCGACCGAGACTTCGCCATTGCCGAAGACGAGAGAGCCCATATTGGGGACAATCCAGTTGTTCGTCCAGCTGGTGTAGTTTCGCAAAGTGTTCGCAGTGATCTGCCCGGAAGCGGCGTCTTCGCGAAGTTCTTGAAGCCAGGCGGAAGCGATCTTCTTGAGGCGGCTGTTCTTGTCGAACGTGCTGCTGCCGATCTCATTAACGACCTGGCTGAGTGCTTTTTTGAGGTTGTCCTCGGCCTCGGACTTGGTGCCGCCGACGCGCTGCATCGGTTTCAGCTTGCCGTCGGAGTCGCGGTACCGGGCGTAGGCCTCCCACTTCTTGGGGCCGATCTGGCGGATGTTGATCTTTCCGAATGTGCCGATCGGCCTTGGACGTCTCCCCATCGTCACTTACTCCACGGTCAGGTCGCCGTCAACGGCGGCGAGTTGGATGCCCAGCAACACGGTCGCGAGATCGACCCCCAGAGACCGGGCGAGTGCTTCTGGCTCAACCTGGCGGTTGAGCAGTGAGAGCACCGGATGCACGGCGATACGGGCGGCGGTCGAGCGCACGGCCTCGACTTCCCGCATGCGGTCCGGCGCGTGAGCGGAACCGCGGTGCAGCTCAGTGGTCGCCCGGATCAGTGCGCCGGCGAAATCGGCCGCGTCAGCAGCTCTGTCGATCGTGACGATGCCGTTGGCGTGCTGCACGACACCGAGGACGCCGTTTGGCGTTGTGCCTCTTCGGATGATGACCGAGGGGGCTGTGTCGAGGACTTCGTACAGGAGCTTGTAGTAGGTGGTGTCGGCGGCCATGACGACACCCTGACTCGTCCGGTGTGGAATAGGGCTCATCCGCCCCGATCTACCGGTCGGTAACCACACATTTGCAGGAACCCTTGGAGAATTGCGTAACCCGCCTTGTAGGCCAATCGGATTACGCCAAAGCGGACACACAGAGGGCCATTCGGGGCCAATCGTTGCTGCTTGTGGCCGGAAATGGGCAACAGTGCGGAAGTGATCACCCGGCCGGGTGATCACTTCCGCACGTGTGTCACAGTGGACATGTCCGCCGATGATCCGCTCTCGGTCGGCTGATCTAGTCGCCCTGACGACCGTAGGATCTGACGGCCTACGGCGACGACCACACGCCACTCGTCATCGGTCAGCTGATCGAACTCGCGAGGAGCCGTTCGAGGCGCGGGGGAGATGGCCTGACGACCGGCAAGCGCGCGCATTCTGCCGAGGTTGAGGTCAGGGAACGCGTCGGCCAGCGCCTCGAGCGTGTTGTCGCTGACGTTCCCTCGGCCCTGAATCACTCGGCGCGCCGTCTCAAAGGCGATGCCGGCTCGGGCCGCGACCTGCTTGATCGACAGGTTGGCGGCATCGAGAGTGCGGCTCTTGATGTACTCGCCCAGCTCGCTCAACGGGTAGGCCCTCCACTCGCCCTCACTGTCGTGCGCTGACCCCGACTGTCGGCACACGTGAGTCGGATGGTCTCAGTGTCTCGCATGTTTCGTACAGCGGGGGGCGTCCAGGCGGCGCAATCTCTGCAGGTGAAGCGGTATGTGCAGGTAGATCGACTAACGCCGTTATCGACTCGCGACTTATTAACTCTTGCGAGTCGCAAGTCGGCTATCTACGCTTCGGTGACGCATCACTCGGAACTGCAAGGAGGTTGGCAGGTGGAAGCCGCCGTTGAGGGCGAGTCCGTGAAGCTCCAGCTCGTCTCGAAGTTGGCACTCGTCGACTACATGAAGGCTGCCGACCACAGCATCCGCTCGCTCGCGCTCGCGACCGGCGTGCACCGCTGCACGATCGACCGGCTTCATGGCGGAAGGCAGAAGACGCTCGGCAAGGCGCAGGCGAAGCTGCTCGAACAGGAGCTCGGAGCCCCGGACGGACGCCTCTTTCGCATGCCCAAGCCGACTCGCGACTCGCGTCGCAGCGAGAGTCGCAAGTCTGACGGTGAGGCGTTGGTCGCATGAGCACGAAACGGAAGAAGAGCGACCCCCGCACGGGCACCGTCCCTCTGCTGATGTTCACCACGAACCAGGCAGGCGAAGCGCTCCAGCTCAACTACGACACCGTCGTCACGATGTGCCAGAACGGCGAGATTGCCGCCATCAAGTGCGGCAGGGAGTGGCGCATTCCGGTCCGTGAGGTCGAGGCGCTCATCGATGACCTGATGCGGAAGTCCGCCGAGGTTCGCGCCAGTAAGGCGGCTCCTGCGGCATGACGTAGTGCGCACCAGCGCCTTCATTCCCGTTCAACAGGACGGGCCGCCCGCACCACCCCGGATGCTGCCGGAGCGATGGGACGGCCCTGACACAGGAGGGTTGATCTCCCGTGCACGACAAGAATCGCACATCACGCGGTTGCACAGCGACCACGGGGCGCCACCGCGAGAGGCCCGACAGCATCCACGTCGGCTGCTTCTTCAGTAATCCGATCCAGCCACGCCAGGCCGCCAAGCACGCCGTCGACGAGCAGGCCCAGGCGGCGGCCTCGTGAGCAACGACCCAACCGAGACCAGCCGACCCACTGTGTCCCGCTCGTGGGCCGACGATCCCATGACCGCGTTCGATACAGAAAGCACCGGCGTCGACACCGAGGTCGCGCGCATCGTCACCGCCTCCACCGTCACGATCGTCGGCTCGACACCGCGCGTGCGGTCGTGGCTGACCGACGTCGGCGGTGAAGAGATCCCTGCCGAAGCGACCGCGGTGCACCACATCACCACCGAGCACGCCCGCGCGCACGGCATTGCGGCAGCGCAGGCTGTCCGGCAGATCCGGGACGCGCTGGTGGAGTCCATGTACGAGGGCCGCCCGCTGGTGATCTACAACGCCCAATACGACCTCACCCTGTTGGACCGCGAGTGCCGTCGCCACGGCATCGAACCGCCAGGTGCCGCACGGGTTCCGCTGCGGGTGATCGACCCGCTCGTCATCGACCGCGCGACCGACCAGTACCGCAGGGGTTCCCGCAAGCTCGTCGACGTCGCCGCGCACCACGGGATCACGCTCGCCGAGGACGAGGCGCACACCTCGGCTGGCGACTGCCTTGCTGCCGCGCGAGTCGCCTGGTGTCTCGGGAAGCGCACTCCCGCTGGGCGGCTGGACATCGACCAGCTGCAGACCTATCAGCGGGAAGCGCACTCCCGCTGGGCGGCCAACTTCGAGGCCTTCAAACGCAGGCAGGGCGAGGACGTCTCAATCCCCCGCCATTGGCCGATCATCCCCTTCGAACTCTCGGGAGCCGTCGCATGACCACCACGACCGAGGCCCCCCGCGTGGAGCGCGTGGACACACCGAAGACCCACTACTACAAGATCGACGGCAAGCGGGCCGTAGGTGTCACCACCGCCTTGAACGCCTTGCCGAAGACCCTCGCGCCCTGGGCCGCACGCACCGTTGCGACACACGTTGTGGAGAACTGGGACGAGATCGCCGCGATGCTCGCGCAACACGGCGAGCAGGCGACCATCGACTTCCTGAAGCGGCTCCCGGACCGGGTACGCGATGACGCTGGCGAGCGTGGCACCGACGTGCACGACATCGTATTCGATCTCGCCGCGGGCAGGCCCGTGGACGTGCCGAACGAACTCGCGCCGTACGTGCGGGGCGCGTTGATGTACCTCGACGACTACCAGCCGGACATCGTGCTGGCGGAGACCGTCGTCGCGTCGCTCACCCATCGGTACTGCGGCACGCTCGACTCCATCCAGGACGTTCCCCGCCTCGGCCGCGTACTGGTCGACTGGAAGACCTCCAACGGGGTGTACGGCAACCACGCGCTCCAGTTGCCGGGCTATCGGTATGCCGAGGTCTACCTCGACGACGAGGGCAACGAGCTGCCGATGATTCCGGTTGAGGCGGCTTACATCCTGCACATCAAGCCGAACGACTACGACCTCCTGCCGGTCGAGTGTGGGCTGGAGCAGTTCGAGGACTTCGTGCGGATCCTGGAGACCTACCGCCGGGTCGTGCAGTCCGACAAGGCAAAGAAGCTCATCGGCGCACCGCTGCCCAAGCCCGTGAGGGCGGTGGCCGCATGAACCTCGACCAGAAGATCCGCGCCTACCTGGACCACCAGGAGGAGTGCGGATGGCACCACGACTGGCCGGAGTCCCTTGCCGCGCTTCGTGCAGTCCTTGATCTGCATGCCCCCGACGCGCATCCACTCGCTCTGCAGGACGTGAAGTGCAAGGGCTGCGCCACGCACGTGACGTTCACCGAGTGGCCGTGCGCGACCGTTCGCGCCCTTGCCGAGGCATTGGAGGTGGAGCAGTGGAGCAGCCGTCCGTGATCCAGCTCATCGCCAAGGTGATGAACGACGTCCGATCAGTCAGCAAGGCCGACACCAACTCGCACTTCGGGTTCAAGTTCCGAGGCATTGACACCGTCCTCGACGCCGTCGCGCCCGCACTGCGTGAGCACGGCGTCGTCGTCATCCCCGAGTTGCGGGAGCAGACCAGCGAGGTCGTCGGCAAGAACGTCCGCGTCATCGTCAAGGTGGCCTACACCTTCTACGGGCCGAAGGGCGACAGCGTCACCGCCCTAGTGCCTGGGGAGGCGATGGACGCGCAGGACAAGGCGAGCAGCAAGGCCATGTCGGTCGCGTTCCGTACCGCGTTGATCCAGGCGCTTGCCATCCCAACGGGCGAACGCGATCCGCACGCTGGCGCACCGGTTGGCCGGAAGCTGATCCAGCTTCAGCAGAAGGTCAAGATGGCTGGAGCCGCGAACGGCTTGGAGAACTTCACCCAGCTGCGCGACGACTACGCGATTTGGTCGCAGGGCGCAGATCTTGAGGTCGCCGATGCGGATGACCTCACCGCCTACCTGAAGCATCTCGACCCCAGCACGACGACGCGGATGCAGCGCAGCACGAACGGTGTGCGGTCGTGAGTGGCCTGCCTGCCGTTCCGACTGAAGGTCGGGTGGTCACCGTGTGCTGCGGTGACCACCAGCCCGACGGCTGCTGCGACGAGACGTGCGCGCCGTGCTGCCCGGAGTGCACCACGTGCCCCGAGGTGCACCAGTGCACACCGGAGCAGCGCGCGGTGGACGCAGCGGCGGTTCGCGAGCGGCGCCTGATGAACCTCGTCCAGGTCGACCGTGCCCGGTGGATGCCGGTGATCGCCGGGTCGTTGGCTCGCGTGGAGGCGTTCGCCGCGGTGGTCGAGGAGCACGCGCAGGCGGCGTTCGCCGCTATCGACCACGACGTCGTGATGACCGGGTCGGCAGTCGCGGTGATCGACAGCTTCGATCCGGACGGGTTGGACGCGGCATGGGCTGGGCTCGCCGCGCTGGACGAGGCACTAGCCGCGCTTGCCGCGCTGGACCTCCCGCACTTCGAAGGGAGCCTCACGTGACCGTGCCTGAGCAGACCCAGCGCAAGCGCGCCAAGACCGCCGTGCACTTCTTCCGCGACAACGGCTCGATCATCGTGCGCGGCACGCTCGACCCGCAGGTGGCGCTGTGCCTCGCGATGGACGAGGACGAAGAGCCTTATGTCGACGACCTCATGTACAAGGTCGCCCGACCTCGGCCGGGGGTGGGCGACCCTGAGCCCGACGCGGAGCACGTCCAGCGCTTCGGGGACCACCTGCACGAGCTGCTGCGGACAGCGCGAACGGGCCTGTACCGCATGAACGTCTGCCGTCCTGGCGAGGAGTACGCCTGGTGGCTGATGCCGGTCGACGCGCGCGGCCATGGCGTCTTCGAGGGGGTCGAGTTCCAGTGTTGAGGCGCACCCCGTTGAAGCCCGGCAAGCCCTTGCGCCGCCGGACCGAGCTCAAGGCGGGCAGCGGCCTCAAGCGCACCGGCATCACGAAGCCCGGCAAGGCCAGCGCGTCCACGGTCATCCCGAAGCCCGTCAAGGACGCGATCGACGCCCGTGATCAGCGCTACGGGCAGCCGCAGTGCCAGCGCTGCGGGCACCTGATCACAGGCTGGTTCTCCCGCCACCACCGAGACCCGCGAGCGATGGGCGGATCGAAGGCTGACCCGCACGCGATGGCGAACATCGTGCTGCTGTGCGGATCCGCGACGTCGCGCGGTGGCTGCCATCACGAAGTCGAGTCGAACCGCAAGCAGGCCAAGGTGGACGGTTGGCTGGTGCCGATGGGCATCCGCCCCGAGGACTGGCCGGCACGCCGGTTTGGCCGCGACGAGTACCAGCTGCCCGGTGAGACGGAGTGGACCGTGGTGCCGCCGCACCCGTTGCAGATCGAGATGGGAGCAGCGGCATGACCCGTCAACCTCACTCTGACTATGCCAATGCTCGCCGTGTCATCACCGGCAGCGTCGAAACCGTTCGCGTGCCGGTGGCGGTGCTCGGCCAGATCCTCTCCGAGCTCGACGATGACGGCCGTTGCTACGCCGGCGAGGCGCTCGGTCCGCTGCTGGTACAGGCATGTATCGATGTCGCCACCACTGACGACACCGAGGAGACCGCGGCATGACGGCGGCGAGCCTCACCGGCGACCCGCTCACCGACAGCGTCATCGACCACGCCGCCCAGATCGTGCGAGCAGTTCGAGAACTCGACGCCACCACCATCGCGAACACCATCGCCGCGGTGCAGAACACGGCTGGCACGCGCGGTGTGCATGCCCTGCTGCTCGTGCTGGCCGCGATGGTGCCCGACGACGTCGCGCCCGCGCCTCTGCTGGCGTGGCTGGCCGACCCGGTCGAGTACCGACGGCTGCGGGCGCGCGGGGTCAGTTCGATCCCGGCCGGTGCGCGGGCGCGGTTGCGTGCGGAGAGAGGTGGAAACGCGTGAAAAAGGGGGTTGTCCACATTTTCATCCACATTTGTGGAGCATTTCTGCACGACCTGTGGACAACCTCTGACCAGGGGAAACCTGCCAGTCAAATGGTAATATCGACGGCGATAGAGAACGGGGTCGAGTCGGTGCTGCGAACACCTTCTCGACCCCTGACCCGCTCGCTTCACCGGGAAGAGAGGGGCTGATTCGTGATGTTCTCACACAGTCCTCAGTGCGGCACATCCGCCGCACGGGTAACCCCCATCAGCATCCCCACGCGCACCGACCTGTGGTACCGGGTGCAGCTCGCGAAAGCCCTCCTCGGGCACCGGCCGCTCAACCCTGGCACCGCTGCACTGCTGTTGCGTGTCCTCGACGGCGAGCGGATCGACGACCTGGTTGAGGGTCAGGGATGAGCTACACCCAGCGCGGCGACAGGCCGCGCGTCATGACCCCAGTCGAGCTCGTTGCCGCCACGGCGAAGGCGAAGACGGCGCTGTGGGCCTACATCGGGATTGCTCGGTTCGCTGACAACCAGACGGGCCGGTCGAGTTGCACGGTGGAGCAGGTGGCCGATGCGGTTGGGATCGGCCGGTCGCAGGTGTCGGTGGGGATCAACTGGTTGCTCGCGCATGGCTGGGTCACGCGTCTGGTGGCGGGACGCAAGGGCTCTGGGGCGAGTCTGTACGAGGTTCGCATGGAGCCTGCCGCCGAGGCTCAGCATCCGACTTTCCGGACGCTGACTTCAGGGTCCGGAAAGTCGGGCGCTGAAGGTTCAGGGTCCGGTTTTCCGGCTGCTGGTGACCCGTCAGCATCCGACTTTCCGGACGCTGACGCGCCCTCAGCGTCCGAAGAACCGGATGCTGAACAACCTTCAGCGTCCGGAAACCCGGACCCTGAGACAGAGTCAGCATCCGGAAAACCGGATTCCAGCATCCGATTTTCCGGACGCTTCCTTGTCTCTTCTCTTGTCTCTAAAGAACCCCCCTACCCCCCACAGGGGGAAACCGAACACGCCGACGAACTCTCCCTCGGCGTTGAAGCCCCGTCCAAACCTCCCAAGCGCAAGCCGAAGCGAACCGCCAACGACTACCCGCCCGAGTTCGTGGAGTTCTGGCAAGCAGCTCCCCGGCGCCGAGGCACCGAACGCGGCTCCAAGCCCGAAGCGCTCAAGGAGTGGCGGGCAGCCCTCGCCCGCGGCATCGACAACGCCAGCCTCATCGCCGCCGCCAAGGCCTACGGCCGCACCGCAGACCCCCTCTACGTCAAAGACACCTGCCGCTGGCTCAAAGGCGAGCTTTACGAGCCCTACCTCGAACAAACCCAGCGCCACACCGCCGGCGAGCCGACCGACGCCGAACTCGACGCCGTGCTCGGCAAAGCACTTATCACCCTGCCCGCCCCGCCCGCCGGAATCGACTACGGCACGGCCGCCCACCGCGAGTGGAAAGCCCAGTTCTTCCGCGACCACCGCGCTGAACGCATCCGCGCCTACTACGCCCGCACCGGGACCGCCACCTCCAGGAGCACCGCATGAGCCACGACGTGGACGACCCGACGCCCCGCGATGTCGACGCCGAGCAGTACGTCCTCGGCGCGATGATGCGCTCCCGCGACGCCGTGCTCGACGTGCTCGAGACCGGACTGGAGTCCGAGCACTTCTATCGGCCCGCGCACCAGGAAGTGTTCAACGCGCTGATCGTCGTGTTCGGTCGCATCGACGGGCCGATCGATCCGGTGGTGTTGGCCGATGAGCTCGCTGCACGCGGCACGCTGACACGGGTCGGCGGGGCACCGTATCTGCACACGCTGATGGCGACACCGCACGTCACGGGCAACGTCAGCGAGTACGCCGACATCGTGGTGCGCAAGCACGTCCTGCGCAGCGTCCGCGTGACCGGTATCCGGTTGCAGCAGTACTCGGAGAACGGCTCGAACGGCGCGGACGTCGACGACGTGCTCGACAAGGCCCGCGCCGTTCTCGACAACGCCGCGGGCATCGGCCGTGCCACCGACAAGCGCGAGTTCGATCAGGTCGTCGACGACTGGCTCGCGAACCTCGGACAACCGAAGGTTCCGCCGCTGTCCACCGGAATCCAGGACCTGGACGAGTTGTTGGGTGGCGGCACGCGACCAGGCCAGTTGATCGTGATCGGGGCTCGGCCCGGTATCGGAAAGTCCGTGGTGGGCACGAACTTCGGGGTGGCCGCCGCGCAGCGTGGATTCGGGACGGCGATCTGCTCGCTGGAGATGTCGGAGGGCGAGCTGCTGGAGCGGATCTTCGCCGACCAGGCCGGAGTCTCCCTCGACCGCATCCGCGACCCGCGCCGACTGGACCAGGATGACCAGCGGCGCATCAACCTCGCTGCCAGCCGGATCGCCACCATGCCGCTGAAGATCGTTGACGCTGCCGAGCAGTCGCCGTCCTCGATCCGTGCCGTTGCTCGCGATCTGGTGCGCACGACTCGCGGGCTGCGGCTGCTGGTCGTGGACTACCTGCAGCTGATGACCGGCAGCGGTCAGCGGCGGGAGTCCCGGCAGCAGGAGATCAGCGAGTTTTCGCGGGCACTGAAGCTGCTGGCGAAGGAACTCGGGATCACCGTCGTGGCCTTGTCTCAGCTCAACCGCGGCCCCGAGGGGCGTGCTGGTGGTCGCCCGCTGTTGTCGGACCTGAGGGAGTCGGGCGCGATCGAGCAGGACGCGGACATCGTGATCCTGCTGCACCGCGACGTCGAGGACGAGGAACGCCTCGACCAGATCGAGTTCCGCGTGGCCAAGCACCGCGGCGGCGCGACCGGTGTCTTGGAGTTGTTCTGGGTCGGCCCGTACCAGCGCGTGACCGGACGGTCTCCGATCCTGCGCGCCGTTTGATCAAACCCACCATTCTCGCCCCGCATTCCGCCGTGGGCGCCACGAGAGGATCTGTCGAATGTCCCTGGAACCCCCAACCGCCACAGAGGCGCTGAGCGCCGACTCGGCGGCCGAACTTCGCACTCCCTCCGAGTGGTCCGCCCTGGACGGCGTGACCGTGATGGACCCGGACGGCTGGCGCGGATGCCGCGACCTGCCCGCGAAGTCGTGGGATGAGCCGATCGACCGGGCCGAGTGGGAGCAGCGGCTCTCGGTCTCCTCCCAGTTGTCCCGCGTCACACCGTCCGAGGTCGTCGAGGCGTTGAGCGTTGTCGACCGGATCGCGCTGCGGCTGATGCGGATCAAGGTCTACGGCACCAACCCGGACGAGCGTTACGCGGCCAGTACCAGGAGGCAGTGGGATCGCGTGCTCGACGAGGATGACCGCGATGCCTGGCGGCGCGCTGCGCGGCAGGTGCTCGCGGACATCGCGCTCGGCGACTGCGACAACATGCCCGCGTGGCCGGAGTACGAAGTCCGCCACCCCGAAGGCGACAAGCACGGCGCGTTCGACGACGTCGGCGACGCTGTGGACTTCGCGGACAAGGTGTGGCCCGGCTCGAAGGTGTTCGAACGCACCCGCGTGTCGGTCTGCACCGAGTGGACCGAGGTGACCGCGTGAACGAGGTCGACTGGTTCCGGCGCTGGCCCAACGGCGGCACCGTCTACGCCCGACCGGACGGCGGCCAGGACGCGGCCGCGGTTTCCGACGCTGTGGCTGCGATCCGCGCCGCCGCCGACAACGCCGCACGCGTCATGCCGCCGGTGGCCGCCAGGTGGATGACCAACCAGCTACGTGCGGTCGCGGGCGCGATCAGCGACTCGACCACGTCCTGGGAAGTTGTCGACCGCTGGCTCGTGCTCGCCAACGACATCAACACCTACGCCGTTCGCGCCCGCCAGTTCGTTGAGCACGAGGTGTTCCTCGGCGGAAGCACTCCAGACGATGCCCGCTACACCGAAGCTGCCGAGACGCTCAACGACGCGCTCACCGCCGGCGGGTGGCTCGCTGGCGCTGGAGCCGCGCACCGCACCGAGATCCGCCTGTACGGGCCGTGGCAGATCGACAGGCCAGCTGCTCGAGCAACGGAGGTGGCGGCGTGACGACCGTTCCGACCCCGCAGCAGATCCTCGACCTGCCGCTGCCCACTAACAGCTCCGGCGCGACGACCGTGCGCGGCTACCTCGTCGCGCTGCTCACGGAACTGTGGCAGCACTGCGAGGACTTCAGCGCCAAGCGGCCGTTCGGTATGAGTGGCTGGCCGTATGACCTCGCCGAACCGCTGGTGCGCGCTGGCTTCGCCCAGGGGCACTTCACCGAGCACGACGAACTCGAACTCGACCGTGACGAGTGGCGCGCCATCGAGACCCTCATCGCCTCCGCGATCGAGGAACTGGGGCGTGCTGCATGACTACAACGGTGCGCCGCGAGCGCTGCGGGAAGAGCGACCTGTGGCCCGAAGAGTGCGCGCACTGCCGCGGACTCCGGCTCGATGTCGGTGACCTGTCCGAGACGCAGATCGTCAAGCGGTGGCGCGCGCTCCGCGCTGGCACCTGCCCAACCTGCGAGCACCAGTACGACGAAGGCGACCTGATCATGCGCACCGAGGACGGCGAGATGGTGTGCGAGAGGTGCCGGGCATGACGGCCGCCGTTCCGTCCCGACTCGAGTCCCGCCCGCGGCAGGGCGGGCTCGTGGTGCCCTGGGTGTCCGTGCAGCTGGCGGACGGCACCTACCGCCTCTCGGACCCGCTCTCCTTCACCGCAGCCGACTCGGGCAACAACAGCCACTCGGTGGTGTGGAAGGCAGCCCCCGGCGCGCACCCGATCATTTCTGGGGCGCGGAAGGTCACCGGTTGGTCGCAGTTCGACGCGGCCAAGGACATCTGGCGCGCCAACGTCGGCACCGGCTTCGACACCCGCCAGCTCTACGTCGACGGCCTGCTCGCCACCCGGGCGCGCACACAGGTCCAACGCTCCGACCTGACGTTCAACCCGACCGGGTTCACCTTTACCAATCCCGCACTGAGCTACCTGAACACGCTGGCCAACCAGAGCCGGGTGGAGCTCGAGACGCTCAACAGCT